ATGAAAGAGACCTTTAAGCGTTTCGATCTAATAAAAAATGGAAAAGTAAACGTAGCCGGAGGAGCAGTAGTAGACGATAGGGAAGTACGTACACTAGAGAAGATAGTACAGCGCATGCAAGCGCAAGACGACCTAACACCAATGGGTTACTGGCGCCTAAAACGCTTTATAGCAAACCAGTACCGCCCTACCGCGAGCGGAGAGTATAACGCTATTATTACCGACCTAGGAGAGGGGCTAAAAGACGTAATGGTAAAGAACGTAAAAGGCTTCGATAAACTACTAGGAAGATACGAAGCAGAAAGCCAACTACTAACCGTATTACAAAAAGAGCTAGGCGTAAAAGCTAATACGCGAGGGGTAACCGTAGGAGACGAGGGGCAAGCGCTTATACAAGACAACACCAAGCGCGTTATAAACGCCCTAATGCGAAGCATGAAAGATAACCAGCCACTAGCCGAGGAACTACTAAAAGAACTAGAGCGCGTAGGCGGTAAGCAAATAATGGGAGATCTAAGCGGACTATACTTTAGTAGCTGGATACCACCACAGCTACAAAGCATACTAGGACTAGGGGCAGGTAGCGTACTAGGAATAACCAGCGGAATAGGTACCGCAGCAAGCGCACTACCACTAGCGGCATTCGCAAGCCCGCGGCTAGTAGGACGCGGAGCCGCAGCAGCCGGAAGCATTACGCAAGGACTAAGAAACATACCGCCACAGTTACTAGAAAACCTAGGACAAGCAGGACGCCAAGCAGCGTTCGGAGCAGGGGTACGAGAAACCACTAGATAATATGGAAATAGAAGTACTAAAAAACGTAGCTACCGAAGTAGGAATAGGGATAAGCGCTATTACCGCTATAGTTTACCTAGTAACCTATTTACGTAACAGCCACACCAAGGAAATGGAAGAAATGCGAACCGAACGTAAAGAGCTACACATTAGTTTTATGAGCTTCGTAGAAACCAATAACCACCAACGTACAGAAATGATAAAGGAGGCAACAACAGCCATGATAGAAGCCCGCGAAGCGATAAGCCTACATACCCAAATACTACGAGAATACATTAACAATAGAAATAACGAAAGAAGATAGCCTATGTTTAACCGACACACATTTACCGGCGCCCTAGAGGACACTAGAAGCCCCGAAGAAAAACAAAAAGACTACGTTATAGAGGAAGTAGTAGCAGCATACGCACCGGTAAACCTACAGCCTATTACAGTAGATAGAATGAAAGTATACCCACGCCGTAACCAAGCACAAAGTAGTACATGCGTAGCACAGACCGTAGCAAAAATGGGAGGAGTATTACGAGACGAACAGTACAGCGAGTTTATAGAATACAGCGCGACGCCAACCTACCAGAACCGTAAAAACAAACCAAGCCTAGGAATGTGGGGCGTAGACGCTATGCAACTATGGAAAGATAAGGGTATTACGCTAGAGACACTAGTACCAAGCCAGAACCTAAGCGAGGCACAGATAGAGGCACAGCCGGTAAACGAATACGACAAACAAGTAGCAGGAATAAGTAAAATAGACGCCTACATACAACTACCTAGGGGAAACTTCGACCTACTACTAAGCACCCTACAGACTACCAAGAAGCCTATAATGGTATGGTTTAAGGGAGAATATAACGAATGGAGCCGCGACATACCGACCATTATTTACGCAGACAGGCACATAGACCGCGACTACTTTACGGTACACCACAGCGTTACCGCTACACCGAACATAGGTATATACGACGGGAAAGAGGGCTTTACCATAGAGGACAGCTGGGGTAGCGCCGGTATTAACGGACTAGGTATACGCTGGATAACGCGAGAGTTTTACGAAGCACGCAACACCTACGCAGCCTACGTAACCAGCTTTAAGAGCTACGAGGACATAGGCGTAGTACCAGCCAAGCCGCAACACCGTTTCACGGGAAACCTAGAGTACGGCATGCAAGCAAACCCAGACGTTATAGCCCTACAGGACATACTAAAATATGAGGGACTATTCCCAGCAAACCAAAGCAGTACCGGCAACTACTACGAAATAACCCGTAAAGCAGTACTAGCATGGCAGATAAAACACGGCGTACCAACGGACGGACTAGAGGGGCGCCTAGTAGGAGTAAAGACTAAAAAGGAACTTAACCGCCTATACGGTTAAAACCCCCTAGGGGGCAGAGGCGGGGGCAAAGGTCGGTATGCCCCCACCCCCGCCCCTTAGGTCGGAGGGCAGGACATTATTAGCTAACCATTAAGAGATATGGAAATAGCAATAGGAGTACTGTTTTTAGCGACCCTAGTAGAGGGGCTAATAGAGTACACAATGGGAGGCGAGGGTACGAAACCTTTTAGGAAGTACATAGCCCTAGCCCTAGGAGTAGTACTAGCAATAGCCTACGACATAGACATACCGGAACTAGTAGGACTAGGCAGTACGATACCGCTAGTAGGTAACGTAATAAGCGGTATAGTAATAGGGCGTGGTAGTAACTACGCCAACGACATTATTAGCGCCTTTAGAGGTAAATAACTTTTTACTTTATGGAAGAAGAAAATGTAAACGCACCGGAGGGAACCGAGGAGGAGACCACGGACGAAGAAGAAGCAGAGGACGAGGAAAGTGCATAACGCGCTTCCTAACCTACGTACAAGGCAGTAGAATAGAGATAAGCCCGTAAGGTTTATGGTAACCCTTACAGGCAACTAGCTAGCAGAACAAAGCCCCCCTACGGGGCTTTTTCTGTTTATCCACATTAAGCCACTTTACACCACTTATAATATGACATATTATATCACTAGGGCGAGGCGATAGCCCAGAACATTACCAAGGAGTAACATTAAAACCATGAGTAAGTTACACCACAGGAGTACACGCTACGAGCTACAGGAATGGCGAGACCATACGCTAAGCTGGAAGCCCATAGCGCATACTAACGACGTAGAGGAGGCTAAGCAAAAAGCAAACGCCCACGCTACACGAACCGGCAAGAAGACCCGCATACTAGATAGAGTAAACGGAGCAAAAAAAGCCACAGTATTACTAGACATATATAACTAACATGTACGACATACCAGACTACTTACGCACACCAACACCATACGCACTAAGACGTAGAGCAAAGCGACGCGAGCGACTAAGACTATTAGCACTATTAGCCCTTAGCGTACTAATGCTAGTAGGAGCGCTAACACCAAGCGTAGTAACATACGAACGATCTAACTACACGGTACCCGACCCATGCGAGCTAGCAGTAGTTATATGCGAGGGAGAGGAGGAAGTAATATACAAAGGAAAAGCGAGCATAACTAAGTACGAATGGACAGGGCAACCAATGGCTAACGGAGAATATCCGCATATAGGAGCAGTAGCGGTAAGTGATAGAGATATACCACTAGGTAGCATAGCTATAGTAAGCGGTAACAAGTATGTAGTAAAAGACAGAACAGCAGAATGGGTACACCAAAAACATGGTTTAACGGTAGATATATACAGCACAGACACCCCGCAGGAAATGCTACGTTACGGTAGAAAAACAAAAGATGTTATAATACTGTACAATGACAAAGTACAACCGAAAGGAGAAAATAACTAAGGTATGTAAAAACTGTAACAATACGTTTGTAGTATTACCAAGTAGAACTAAAAAAATATACTGCACCCGCAAATGTTTAGCGCAGTATAGACATAAAAAGGGAGAGTTAAAAACACCAGCAGGTTGGAATAAAGGAAAGCCTATTAGTAAAGAATGGAAGAAAAAGCTAAGAGAAGCAAAGTTAAAAAATCCAGTACGTTATTGGTTAGGAAAAGAAAGAAAAGACTTGCGTAAACCAGAAGCGAAAGAATGGAGGGAATTAAGAAAACAGAAAACACAAAGAGGAGTATACCAACAATGGAGAAAGAAAATATACGAAAGGGATAACTATACATGCGCTTTATGTAGGAAAAGAGGGGTCTACTTAGAAGCACACCACATAAAAACAGTAAAAGAAAACCCAGAGTTAGAATTAGAAATAAAAAACGGAATAACATTATGCAAAAAATGTCACAACAAAACAAAAGGGAAAGAGAAATTATACGAAAAACAACTAAATAACATGGCACAGCGTTGTATAAAATGCCGCAAAGGACGTAAGACTAAAAAAGGGCTATGCGCGGCATGTAGACCCACAACACTAGGAAGCGGATACATTATTACCACTAACGGAGAATTAAAACCATGCGAGACCCAGACCCACAATGCGAACAATGCGGAGGCACCGGAGTAGTAACAGTAAGCTACAACGATCCTAGCGACTACCACGGCTACGGAGAATACGACACACCCTGCGAATGTACCCTAGACGACGACAACGGAGGAGGCACCGAACCAGTAGAGCCACCAAGTAACCCAACGAGCAAAGGCGGAGGGGAGGCGGTAGTAAGCCCATTAAAAATTAACAACGGAGTAATATCATGCAAAAGTACAACCTAGAACCATACGAACACGATCACAAAGTAGGCGCGAGAGGATACCGAGGTATACGCGTAAGCGGTAGCCAGATATTTATTACCAGCATTATAAGTAAGGAATACCTAGAAACCGTACAAAGCGTAGGCGTAGAATACGATAAAGAAAAGAAAGCTATAAGACTAACCCCACACCAAGACGCGAACGCAGGCATACCGCTACGTAAAGGAGTAAGCTACGCACACTATATACCGGCACGACTAACAGACGTAGGCATGCCGCAAGGACGATACTACCTAGAGGAGAAAGCGGGGAAAGGTAAACTATTATTCGTTTATAGAGCAAACCATGAGTAAAACCACACAAAAACAACTAGCTTTTTACAAGCTATGGAAAAGTAAGCGCGGTAAAAACTGGGACGAATACCTACCTACATGGTTATTCGTAGGAGAGATATACGTAAAGGCGCTAAACGAATGGCACCTAATGAGCTATAAATGCCCGACCAGATTAACCGACATATACCAAGAAAACCCAGACCTACTAGAGCGCACCCTAATAACAGGAAAGAGCGGGGCGCACTACTACGGGTACCGAGTACGCAACGGAGCGACTATAGAAGATATACGAGATCCTAAACTACGAGCGTACTACGAAACATTAAAAGCCAACGAACACCTAGAAGATTAAAACCATGGAATACCTAGCAATAGCACTAACGGCATTATTAGCCATAGCCGTATACGGACAACACAAACGTATACGCTATATAGAGAGGGACGTAACCAGCTTTAGTAAAAACCAAGAGGAAAAACTAAAGGCGGTTAAAATGCATTACAAAGTAGACGTAAGCGACCAGCCGAGAGATCCTTTAATAGAAGAAATAACGCGCAAGGAAGCGTATAGATTAGCAGAAATGGCAGACAGTAAATTAGATCCTAAACTACGAACCGCAGCCAAATTAGCAAAGGATACAGGCTGGGACACAATAGACCACCAAGACAATATAAAAATGTTACGGGTAGCACGACAGAGAGGAAGCGAAGTAGTAAAGGTAAATATATACTACGGCAAGAAGACCGGCGCACAAACATACACAGTAGCTACAGCACTAAAACACCCAACAAAAGGGAAGACACAGCTTTTTAGGAAGCATGTTACCTTAGAGGAATTAAAGGGTATATTACAAAACCCCAGAGCGCATAGCGGTAAGGGGTACTATAAAAAAAGCTAAAACCATGCGACAACTATTTAAGCACCAACAAGAGGGAGTAGAGTTTTTAACCGCCCGTAGAAGCGCCATACTAGCCGATACTATGGGACTAGGTAAGACCTTTACCACGATAGTAGCTATAAAAGAAATAGCAGATAAGGCAGTAGTAGTAGTACCAGCCAGCCTAAAAACAAACTGGGCGCGAGAAATACTAATGGTAGATCCAGAGGCAAACATAGAAATAGCAGACGGCGGGAAATGGTACCTATACCACGACGGAACCGGTAGCCAATGGCGCATAGCAAACTACGACGTACTAAGCCGAGATAACGTAAAAGAAAAGATACGAGAGTTACTACCAGCACCACTTATAGGAGACGAGGCGCACTACATTAAGAACAGTAGTACACAACGTACTAAAGCGTTTTTAGAGCTAGCAGAAGAAGCGAGCCATGTATACCTACTTACCGGTACGCCGATACTTAACCGACCCATGGAGCTATTTACCCTATTAAAAGCTATAGGGCATACACTAGGTAAAAGCTGGTACGGGTATGCTAAGAAATACTGCGCCGCGCATAAAAAAGAGTTTATGCGAGTAGTACGAGACCGTAACGGGCGTATTATGTACGACGACTACGGTAGACCACTTAAAAAGCGTTACAGCTTTTTAGATACCAGCGGATCCAGCAACCTAGCAGAGTTAGCGGAGAAGATACAAGACGCCTACCTACGACGAACTAAGGAAGTACTAGGCGACACGCTACCGGCTAAAGTTATAGATAACATAGAGGTAGATATAGCACCGCAGTACCGAAAGAAATACGAGACCGTATGGGACGATTACATAGCATACCTACGTAACATACCCCAAGGAGAAACCGAGGCTAACATAGGTAACGCCGAATTAGCGCGACACATTATAGAGCTAAACAAACTAAAACAGGTAGCGAGCGCCGGTAAAATACCGTACGCAATAGACACTATTAAAGAGATAGTAGAGCAAGACGAAAAGGTAATAGTATTTACCCAGTATACAGAGACACTAAAAAATACCGTAGAAGAACTTAAAAAGAACAAGATAAAAACCGTAAGCCTAAGCGGAAGCGATAACAGTACGGCACGACAGAAAGCAGTAGACGCATTCCAAAACGACCCTAAGACAAAAGTAATAGTAGCGAACATTAAAACAGGAGGAGTAGGTATAACACTAACCGAAGCGAGTACCGTACTATTTATAGATATGGAATGGACGCCAGCGCTACATAGCCAAGCCGAAGATCGCGCACACCGTATAGGACAACAACGACAAGTAAACGTACATTACTTTATAGCCAAAGGTACCGTAGACGAGGACATAGTAGAACTACTAGAAAAGAAGCAGCAAGTTATACAGAAAATACTAGAGGGAGACGACACGGTAAGCCATAAAGATATTACCAAAAAAGCTATAGAACGTATGCTAAAAAAGAGCCACGCTATCCACAACTAACACAGCTAGACATATAACAACACATATAATATACTACACAGTATAAGGTCGATAATTATTAAAAACCATTACTAAGAGAAAGACATGAAAATAGAAAAGGTAATAAGCGCGGTAGAGCCAGAGAAGACATACAGCCTAACGGAGATAGCTAAGAAAAAACTAATACCGTACGCTAAGAGTTACCCAACGGCATACCGAATAGTACTAGAAGACCTAGCACTACCAGAGGAAGAACGCACACTAAAAGCACAAATACTAGGAGACGGGAAAGCACGTACGATACGTATTAAAGGAGAAGATCTAATAACGTACCTACGTAAGAACAGCAAGAAAGTAGAAGCAGTTAAATTATAAAAACCATAATTACTAAAACCATGAAAGTAGAAAATACACAAAAAGATTACGCAGACGTAGCTAACCTAGTTATGCTCGTATACGGAGTAGGCGGCGTAGGTAAAACTACATTCGCTACTACATTCCCAAAACCATTACTACTAGACTTCGAAAATGGAGCCAAGTACTTTAAGCAACGCGGTATAGACGTAGACGTAGTACGCATGCAAAAATGGTTTACCAGCGAGGACAAAAAAGAGCTAGCTAAGCTAATGGAAAATTACGACACTATTATTTTCGACCCAATAGGAGAAATGATGGAGAAGCTAATTAACAGCGACGAAGTTAAGGGAAGCAAGTACCGACAAAGCGACGGCGGGCTAACCATGGCAGGCTGGGGCAAGGTTAAGGAAAACGCGCGAGCAGTACTAAAATGGGCGCGAGATCTAGATAAGAACGTAGTACTAGTAGCACACGTAGACGAGAAAGCAGACGAGGAAACACTAGTAAAGCGACCCCTAATAGCTACCAAGATAAGCGACGAAATAGTAGCTATGGTAGATATAGTAGGTTACCTAGACATTATTACCGTAGAGGGCGAGGAGAAGCGCGCACTACGAGTAAACCCAGCAGACAAGAAGTACATAGCGAAAGACCGTACCGGCGCACTAGCAGCGTACGTAAAGCCAGAGTACAAGTACATACACGACCAGATAGTAGAAAGCCAGAAAGCACACAATAAGGAAGAAAAGAGTACTAAAGCGCCAGCTAAAAAGGCAGCTACTAAAACCACACCTAAGAAGACAGCTACCGAGAAAGCAGACGAGGTAGCAGAAAACAACCCATTTAACAAGGATAATAAATAAGTACTATGGCTATCACTAAAACACCACCAAGAGTAGTAGAGCTATATAACGGGGAGGTAGTAATTAACTTCCACGAAGCAAGCCATAAATACTACCTAGTTAAAGACGGGGAGAAGCTACCTAAACAAAAACAGCTAGGCGGCGTTACCGGATACACCGGACTACTAGACAAAAGTAAAAAGCTAATACCATGGGCTACCAAGGTATACACCGAAAAGGTACTAGATCTAATGGGCGAGAACAGCACCGTACAGTACAGCTACGACGAAATAGTAGCCATGCTAAACGTAGGCGAGGTAGAACACACCGCTAAAAAAGAAGCAGGCGCGAGCGTAGGAGATTACGTACACCGCTTCGCAGAGGAGTACAGTAAAGATAAAGACGCTAAGCGAGCCTACGACGCCGTTACTAAGGAGCTAGGAGAGCCTACAGAGGACGGTAAAGCTAAAATAGATGTAGGAGTAGTAGGACTAGTAAACTGGCTTAAAAAGGAAAAAGTAGAAATAGAAAGCGCCGAGGACATAGTATATAGCCGCGAGTACGGGTACGTAGGAACCTACGACGCAATAGTAAAGCACAACGGTAAGCGATACCTAACCGACTACAAGACCAGCGGAGGTATTTATAACGAGCATTACTACCAGACCGCAGCATACCTACACGCGTACGAGGAGGAGACAGGAGACACACTAGACGGCGTACTAATAGTAGCCATAGTAAAGGAAGACAAGGAAGACAAGGACGGTAACATAGTTAAGACAGCGGGGCAGATCATACCAGAGTTTAGGGAACGAGAAGACGTAGAGGCGGACTTTATCGGCTTTACCGGACTAGTATTACTAAAAGAGCGCGAGAAGCAGCTACAGGCAGCATGGCGCAATAACAACAAGAAACTATGATATGCCCCACATGCGCGGTACAAATGCACCAGCACGAACACATAGGCGGAGGAGAAGCTAACGACAGGGAGTACACCACATGGGAAGTAAAGAAATGCCCTAGTTGTAAGCGCCTAGTAAAAGAAAGCTACACCGCAGAAGTTATAAGCGACAACCAAGCAGAGAAATTAAAAGGAGAGACAGACATTATAATTAGCGAAGAATAAAACCATGAACGTAAACGAAGTAACACTAATAGGACGGCTTACGGAAACACCGGAGCTAAAAGCATTACCAAGCGGAGGAAATGTAAGCACCTTTACCGTAGCTACTAACCGCGTATGGAAAGACAAGGAGGGCGACAAGCAAGAAGCCACCGAGTTTACACGCGTAGTAGCATGGGGTAAGCAAGCAGAAACTATAGCCCAGTACTTTATTAAAGGGCAGGAGATCTATGTACGAGGGCGCCTACAGACGCGAAAATGGGAAGATAAGGAGGGTAATACGCGATACGCGACAGAAGTAGTACTAGAGCGTTTCGAGTTCGGACAGAAGCCTAAGGGAGCCACTAACGAGGGGTACGACGGCGTAGACCAAGAGGCACCGGAAGAAGCAAGCCAAGACGCACCAAAGTACCCAGAAGAGAATATTAACCCAGAGGACATACCCTTTTAACCATGAGAGCCATACCCCCAAAGTTAAAGAAAGAAATGCAGGAAGACCCATACTACAAAGTATGCGCTAGGAAAGCACACGGAAACTGCGGGGGACGTATAACATGGGAACACACCATAATATACAAAGGTAAACAGCTAAACGAGAAATGGGCGATTATACCGCTATGCGAATACCACCACGCCGTAAACAACTACCAAGACAGAGGAGACCTAGATAAGAACGAAAATATACGCATAGCACTTAACCGCGCTACCGACGAGGAACTAGTAAAGATTAGTAGAGCTATAGACTACATAGCATTAAGAGAAAGACTAAACCATGCTAAAACCACCAACTAAGTTTAGAGCCGTAATACGGCGTATAGGGAAGCACCTAAAACCCATACCTAAAACAGGAGATCTACAGGAAGTACTAGATAGCAAGTTTAAGGAGGGCGAGGAGGTAACCCTAAGCGTACGGAAGTATTACCGGCGCCGGACTACCGGAAAGAATAAAGGTACCGAACAGGAGGAAAGTAACCAGAACGGCTACCTATGGACGGTAGTACTACCCTACCTACGCGAGTACTTCGGGTACCTACCGTACGAAATGCTAGACGCCTTACGCCCACTATTCTTCTACGAAGTACACGATAAAGACCCGAACATTAAACGGTTAAAGAGTACGACAGAATACACTACCGTAGAATGGGAGGAGAAAATGGAGCAAATAAGAGTATGGGCGCTACAAGAACACGAAATAAAAATACCCGAACCTAACGAGGTAGAAACAGGGGATAACGACCCTCGGGACGACGAGTAGCAAGGGATATAATAAACCATACAAGGGTCGCATTATTAGAAAACCATAAAAAAACCATGGCACAACAACGAAGAATGGTACACGCAAAAATACTAGGAAGCCACCAGCTAAACCTATGTAGCATAGTAGCGAGGTACCTATACGTAGGTACTATAGTACTAGCCGACGACGACGGGCGATTAAATGGAGATCCACGCTACCTAAAAGGACAGGTATTTAGCTACGACGAAGACATAACCATAGACGACGTAAATACACTCCTAAAAGCACTATACGAAGCAGACCTAATAGAGCTATACGAGGTAGACGGAACCCAGTATATACAGCACCCAAAATGGAAAGATTACCAAAAGATACGTAAGGATATGTATACGGCTAGCAAAATACCAAGCAGTAGAGCCGTAAAAGCAGAGCCGGTACAAACACGTAACGAAGCCGTTACAGAGCCGGTACCTAAGTTAAGTCAAGTTAAGTTAAATAAAGATAAATTAAATAAACCTGCGGCGCCAAAGGCACCGCCAACGAAGACGGAGGGTAGTATTATTAACGAAATACTAGAGGGCTTTAAGGAAGTAAACCCTAGCTACAGTAGGCTATACGCACAAAAGCCACAACGCCAAGCACTAGACCGCCTTATAGAACAACACGGACGCGAGAAGATAGAAAACGTAATAGGTTTTTTACCCAAGAGCAACGCGCACCGGTACGCACCGACAATAACTACCCCCATGCAATTAGAGAAAGATCTAGGACGCCTACTAGCATGGGCGAAGAAAGAAAAAGATAACAGCGGTAAAGGTAAAAAGATACGAGTATAATTAACCACTAACAAATAACACCATGGCAAAACCAGACGTACCATATACAAAAGACAACGAATACTACACTCCCAAAGAGTTTGTAGCTCGGTTTGGTACGTTTGATTATGACCCTGCTACTACACAAGAGAAAGCGCAAGACCTTGGAATATCCCACTACGATACGGTAGAAACAGATGGACTAGCGCAAGACTGGACACCATACAAGCGCATATGGATCAACCCGCCATTCACACGCAAGCACGAGTTTATGGCGAAAGCGTGGGAAACATACCAACAAGCTAAGAAGGTATACAGGAACTCCGCACCACCCTCACCAAAGCCTTCACCCAAGAACGCCAGCGAACGGAGGAGCTACTTAAAAACACTCCAAGCGAAAGACTTATCCAGGAGTTAGTAGACAGGGGATACACAAAGATTGAATCCCTATCCCCCAACACAGATAGTAACTAATAAGAGATATGAATATACACGTACGACGCACAAAAGCATACCTAGCTATAATGAGTAAGGGAGACCCCGTAAAGCTAGACGAAGAAGAACTACAAAAAGTACTAGAGGGCGCGAACGCCGGAGAGCTAATAGTACTAAAGCAGGGCGTTATAAACCCAAGCTACCTAGTAAGTATAGAGAAAGATAAAGACCGCCTACAAGCATGGAGCCACGAAACGGGATACGGACACGGACAAGGAGAAAGAGCTTACGCTAGAGGTATTAAGCCACTAGGAACCATATACAGCGAGGGTAGCCATATAGGTAAACTAATAGCGGACAGCACCAAGCGACTAGAAAAAGACCTGCCCAAGCAAATAGAAGCACCGAAACATGAAGAAGCATAAAAAAGAAACAGTACCAATAACCCAGCTAAAACTAGCGAAGTACAACCCGCGAAAAATTAGCAAGAAAGAGCTACAGAAACTAGCCGACAGTATAGAAGCATACGGACTAGTACAGCCTATAGTAGTAAACAAAAACTACACCATTATAGGAGGACACCAAAGGGTAAGCGCATGCCGGTTACTAGGATACAAGGAGCTAGACGTAATACTAGTAGATCTACCGGAAGACGAGGAGAAAGCACTAAACCTAGCGCTAAACAAAATAAGCGGGGAATGGGACGACAGCGCCCTATACGACCTACTAAACGACCTAGCCGAAAAAAACAAAATGGCACTAACAGGCTTCGAACATAAAGAACTAGACCGCCTACGTTTTAAGCAGGGGAACCAAATTAACCGGAAGCTAATAGAAGACTACATAGTACCGCCGTTTACGATACTAGACGCCAAGCAAGGATACTGGCAAGACAGAAAGCGAGAATGGGTACGACAAATAGGAGATAGCGGGGAGGGTAGAGAAGATAACCTAATAACCGAGGGAATGAAACGACTAGGGGGAATAAGCGGCGGATCTTTAACAGGTACCAGTATATTCGACCCCGTACTATGCGAAGTAATGTATACATGGTACGCGGATAAAGGCGCGACTATAATAGATCCATTCGCCGGAGGAAGCGTAAGAGGAATAATAGCAAGCATACTAGGATACCAGTACATAGGTACCGACGTAAGCAAAGCACAGGTAGAAGTAAATACAGTTAAAGCAAAAGAGCTAGGAGAGAAAGGCGCTACATGGCACGTAGCAGACGGAGCCGACCTAGGGAAGTACGTTAAAGAACCAGCCGACCTACTATTTACATGCCCGCCGTATTACGATCTAGAGGTATACGACCCAGAAAACCCGAAAGACCTAAGTAATATGGCTAGTTATAAGGAGTTTTTAGAGGCTTATAGGAACATACTTATTAACACATATAACATGCTAAAGACCGGTGCATGGGCTATAATAGTAGTAGGGAACGTGCGCGACGAGGACGGTAACTACCACAACCTAGTAGGCGACACGGTTACCATAATGCAGGAGGCAGGGTACCACTTTTACAACGAAGCGATACTAGCCACCGCAATAGGTACGGCAACCCTACGCGCGAGGAAGACCTTTAGCGCCAAGAAGAAACTAGTAAAGACCCACCAAAACGTACTTTTCTTTACTAAAGGAAAAGAGGTAGCAATAAACAAAACGCTACGGGCATTATTAGAGGAGGGCAGAACAGCAGTAGCCCACCACGACATATTAGTATTTAAGAAGTAAAACCATGGAAAAAAAATACCTATACAGCATAGAAGTAGTTAAAGAAAGCCGAGCCGTAGTACAGGTAGAGGCTAACAACGAAGCCGAAGCATACGTAGAAGCAGACCAGTTAGTAGAAACCGGTAACGTAGAATGGGCGACGCAAGATCAAACCAGTACGAACATTACCGGACGCCGACCTAACCAATAAGCAATATGGCAAAAACACTATTACAACAAGCAGAAGAAGCGCTAACACCTACAGGGGTAACACCTAAATCGCTACGAATAAACCGCAATAGAAAAGGCGTAGCTAATACGGCGGTAATTACACTACCAAACGGTAGAGAGATAAGCGTAGACATGGAGGGTAACTGGCAAGAGAACCTACAAAAACACGTAAACCGCTTTAAGAACAAAAAGCCCGTAGACACTAAGGACGGCGACAAAGCATAATATGGAAAACGCACACAAAACAGCATTACGAGTAACCGTAGTAACCCTAATAGCATTACTAGTAGTAGCCGCTATAGGATATAGCCTAGCCCCTAGAGTAGAGGCACCAGTAAAAGATCCGGCGGACACAACCGGTAACCGAGCAACTACAACACCGGAAGTTAAAGAAGAAGCTAAGCCGGTATATACACCACCAGCCTACACCCCGCCACCAGTAACCAAAACACATATAGAAATAAACCAGATCAAGAACGAAAACACCGGCACCACTAATAACACGGTACAAGACCGTAACGAACCCGTAACGGAACCACCACAGACCGCACCGGTATTTACCGAACCACGAAAGCTAACCGTTACCGAGAGAGGAGAAGACATACTAAACATATACAACCTAACCGGCACCGTAGAACACCTAGAAGAAAAGAACCAGATTAAAGTAACCCTAAGCACCGGACAGCAAGTAGTACACGACCTAGTAGACGGCTGGGAGGAAAAGCTAAAGCTAATTATTAACCGAATAAAGTAAAACCATGAGCTACAGAAAAACTATATTTACACCAATAGGAGACTTTAGAGCCGAGATAAGCAACGGTAAGGGGCTACGTTTCGCAGGACTAGGGCTAGACCTAGGAGCATACGATGGTGACGAGTTACAGGTAGCTATTTACTTAGGAGTGTTACATATATGGCTAACCTATAGCGCCCGCTGGGTATATAAACTAACCGGAGTAATAAGTAAACTACATGGAGGTAAGTACCCGCGTAGCTACAATAACCACATACACCTAGGAAGAAACCTAAGTATAAAGATATGCGGAGACCACGTAGGAGACAATGCGCTTTTTAGTTACTACCTAGACATACCAAAGCTACTTAAGGGAAAGAGCAGAGTAGAGAGACAAGTATTAAAGACCGGAGAGACAGAGGTAGTAATGCCAGAGGGAGTATACCCAGCTACATACGAAGTAGAAAGAATAACCCACCACTACCCACGCTGGTTTAAGAGTAGTCACGAAATAATAGACGTACGTATTAACGATAAAGGAGGAATACCATACGAGGGCAAAGGCGGCGGTATGGACGGACTATGCGCCCAGAGCAGTACATACACAGGAAACATACGCGCAGCGACAGAAGCAATAGCTATGTACGTATTAAAGAGGCGCCAGCGTTACAGTAGACTAGACAAGTACAAGATAAAACCTAACAAAGGAGCTATAGTAGGGGAAAAAGCAACCGCTTAATAACACCATGCCTAAAAAGAAACGAACACCATGCCCTATATGTAAACGGAAGTACGTAGACCTACCGTTACATACCCGTACCGTACACGGAACGGACACTAAAGCCGTACCTAAAAAGGAGAAGAAGCAAACCCAAACCAAGCCGAATAAACAGAACGTAGATACTACCAAGAAAGAGAAGCAAATAACCTTGCACAGCGATATTAGCGGACTACGCAACCCACAAAAATACCTAGACTTTATAAGCTGGATAGCGATACCGGACGTACTACGGGAAGAAATGAACCTACCTAAAACCCAAGTAGCATACGCAAAGCACGTTGGAGTAGGAGAAGACACCTTAGTAGAATGGAAAAAACGGGCAGGTTTTAGAGACGACGTAATGGAAATGCGTAGCCTATTTTTTACCGAACGAGCCGGAAACGTAATACTAAGCCTAGAAACTAAATGCCTAGACCCTAAGCTAGTAAGCGGTAACGACGTACGAGTATACCTAACCGCCGTAGGACAGTACAAGGAGAAGCAAGAGCAGGAGCATAAAGTACACCCCGAACTACAAGCAGCACTAGACAAGGTAGCGAGGATACTACCGGACTAAAAACCATGGAAGACATAACCGACCACAATAAAAACAAGTACGACCTACTAGACAGGTTTAAGGGTTTTACCGACGGAGTACGGGTATTATTTTTAATACAGCGTAGCAAGGAGGGAGGTAAGACTACTAAGATAAAAAAGATAATAACCATAAACGAGGAGGAGTACGCAGAAGTATTATGTAGCCTACTAGCCAAGCAATACGAAGCGCGACTAGATGGAGTAAAGCTACGGATATACGGTAGCGTAAACAAGCGAGACATTAACAATGCTATTAGAGAGTTTAAGACCCGACAGCTAGAAGCGGACTATTACGACACCGAGAGCCGAGACCGTTTTTATTACGACGTTAAGAACCGTTTTATAAGTAGCCTAATGGCACCAAGTAGTAGATCGGAAACCAAGTTTATACTAGACGTAGACCGTAAAGACATAGACACCGTAAAGGAGGAGATACACCGGAACGCACAGGAGGTAGATACAGTAGTAAAGGAATTACTAACCTACGAAACCAAGAGCGGGTACCACATAATTACCGAACCATTTAACCCAGCCATACTAGAGGGTATAGAAAACGTACAAGCTAATAAGGACGGACTACTACTCCTTAGCTATTACTAGGATATACACACCTACCGGACTACACAGAGGATAGTATAAGAGATATAATAAGGAGGAACATTATTAAAACCACTAAACACTAACATTATGAGTACAGACCCAATAGCAACAAAACCAGACGAAGTAGTAGATCTTATTAAAGGAGCTACCGTAGGGCTAGTAGAGACAAGACTAGAGGCAGCGAAGACCGTACTAGACGCAGCGCAGAAAGGTAAGAAAGGTTTTAGAGCGCCAAGTAAAAAGGAAATACAAGCGGCGCAGGAAACACTAAAAGAAGATCGTAGGATACGAGCCGACTTTTTCGTACAGATATATGACGTACTTAAAGAGGTTACCGGCATAGAAGTAGGGCTACTAGGCTTTAACATGGCGGCACCTAACCTATACCAAGCAGACATAGGACTAAAGGGGTACACACCACCTAAGCCACCGGAGACAAAGCCATGGAGCGAAGCTAAGGAAGAAAACCTAGCAACAAGAATAAACTGCGAACACAAACTAGCAGAAGACGGTACCGCATGCGAGAAATGCGGACTAAACCCAGAGAACTGGGGAGCAGACAACAAAGGCGTAAGCCCAGAGTACGAAAAGGCAGAGCGAGGGCGCATAGATAAGGTAAAGCATGACGAGAAGAACTGCGAGCAGGGTAAGCACGTACTAAACGACGAGGCTAAAGCAGACCCAGAAAAAGCACCTATGGCATTTTGCGTAAAATGCCGTAAGGGATACAAGGACTTTACGGACGAGGAAAAGGAGTACGTAAAGCAAGCTATTAGCAATAAAGAATAAGACTATGGAAAACCAAACAGTAAAAGTATACAAAGTAGTGTACGGAGAGATAGTAGAGGGAGAAGACAACCTAGACATTACTAGCGCTACGGTAATAGCGCGGAATGTACAGGAAGCTATTACCGAGGCAGACCAGTTAGTAGATATGGGAGACGAAGCAAAGTTATACGTACAAGAAGTAGAGCTACTATTCTACTAGAGAGAACGTACTAGTAAGCCTGATAACCTTACTAGTTTTTAGCCCGAAAAGGGCAAGCGACGACACCACACCCACGCTATAGGGGAGCCTCGACCCTGCCCTAAGCCCCGCGGGTAGCTCAGCCAGTAGAGCAGCGAGCTTATACCTCGCAGGTCGTAGGAGCAAAGCCTACCCCGCGGACATGGCAAAAGTAAAAACATGCCAAATATGCAATAAACCCCTAAGGACACATAGGGAGCAAATGGCGAACGTACATAGCGGAGCATGCCGTTTTATTAGCGGGTATAGTATGTATACGCCAGAGGGAGTAATGCTAACGAAAGCAGGAGTACGACACGCAGAAAAGTTAGGAGTAGACGTAAGCCACCTACCAGTATATGAACGATAAAAAACTAAAACTAGATAAACACCCACGACCACTAGAGCCAAGCCTATGGATCATGGCACTACGAGCTACCGGTAACGGAGCAGTAGAGCTTTACCACATGCACACCGTACAGTACACAAAGCTAGAGGCTATAGAAGCAACGCTAAAGAAACTACGCGAGCAAGC